ATGGGAAAAAGTTAGTATAAATTTACACCTCCCCACCGTTTAAAATAAACGATTATACAAATCAAAACTTATAAATTCACTTATCATTTCTTTACTAAACTTATAAATACTGTTCGTCAACTTAACCAACTTACATAACCTATTACATATTCATCAAATACAAAATTTATGTATCTATTGACTTTTATTCAAAATTATGATTTCAACATATAATAAAATTAATTTACTTATTTAAATATTCTATGATATAATTAGTTATAAAATATTTGGAGGTGTCTAAATGACAGAATTTGATGAAATCGTAAAACCAGACGACAAAGAAGAAACTTCAGAATCAACTGAAGAAAATTCAGAATCAACTGAAGAAACTTCAGAATCAACTGAAGAATCAACTGAAGAATCAACTGAAGATAAAACAGTAGAAACAATCGAAGAAGAAAATGAAAACAAATTAGAACCTACTACAACAGATGAAGATAGTTCGAAATTTGACCCTGTTGTATTAGAACAACGTATTGCTTCATTAGAACAACAAGTGACTACTTTTTTATCTTCACAAATGCAACAACCACAACAAGTACAACAAACACAACCAGATGTAACAGAATCAGACAAAGAAGATAACGACTATTCAGATGAAGAACTAGTTGATAAGTTAGATTTAGATTAGGAGGAATTTAAACATGTATGAGGGAAACAACATGCGTTCTATGATGGGTACATCATATGAAGATTCAAGATTAAATAAACGAACAGAATTAAATGAAAACATGTCAATTGATACAAATAAAAGTGAAGATAGTTATGGTGTACAAATTCATTCACTTTCAAAACAATCATTTACAGGGGACGTTGAGGAGGAATAATAAATTATGGCACAACAATCTACAAAAAATGAAACTGCACTTTTAGTAGCAAAGTCAGCTAAATCAGCGTTACAAGATTTTAATCATGATTATTCAAAATCTTGGACATTTGGCGACAAATGGGATAATTCAAATACAATGTTCGAAACATTTGTAAATAAATATTTATTCCCTAAGATTAACGAGACTTTATTAATCGATATTGCATTAGGTAATCGTTTTAATTGGTTAGCTAAAGAGCAAGATTTTATTGGACAATATAGTGAAGAATACGTGATTATGGACACAGTACCAATTAACATGGACTTATCTAAAAATGAGGAATTAATGTTGAAACGTAATTATCCACGTATGGCTACTAAGTTATATGGTAACGGAATTGTGAAGAAACAAAAATTCACATTAAACAACAATGATACACGTTTCAATTTCCAAACATTAGCAGACGCAACTAATTACGCTTTAGGTGTATACAAAAAGAAAATTTCTGATATTAATGTATTAGAAGAAAAAGAAATGCGTGCAATGTTAGTTGATTACTCATTGAATCAATTATCCGAAACAAATGTACGTAAAGCAACATCAAAAGAAGATTTAGCAAGCAAAGTTTTTGAAGCAATCCTAAACTTACAAAACAACAGTGCTAAATATAATGAAGTACATCGTGCATCAGGTGGTGCAATTGGACAATATACAACTGTATCAAAATTAAAAGATATTGTGATTTTAACAACAGATTCATTAAAATCTTATCTTTTAGATACTAAGATTGCAAACACATTCCAGATTGCAGGCATTGATTTCACAGACCACGTTATTAGTTTTGACGACTTAGGTGGCGTGTTTAAAGTAACAAAAGAATTTAAGTTACAAAACCAAGATTCAATCGACTTTTTACGTGCTTATGGAGATTATCAATCACAATTAGGAGATACAATTCCAGTTGGTGCAGTATTTACTTACGATGTCTCTAAACTTAAAGAGTTTACTACTAACGTTGAAGAAATTAAACCAAAATCAGATTTATATGCGTTTATTTTGGATATTAATTCAATTAAATATAAACGTTACACAAAAGGTATGTTAAAACAACCATTCCATAACCCTGAATTTGATGAAGTCACACACTGGATTCATTACTATTCATTTAAAGCCATTAGTCCATTCTTTAATAAAATTTTAATTACTGACCAAGATGTAAATCCAAAACCAGAGGAAGAATTACAAGAATAAAAGGAGCGTAAAATATGAACAACGATAAAAGAGGTTTAAACGTTGAGTTATCAAAGGAAATCAGCAAAAGAGTTGTTGAACATCGCAACAGATTTAAACGTCTTATGTTTAATCGTTATTTGGAATTTTTACCGCTACTAATCAACTATACCAATCGTGATACGGTTGGTATAGATTTTATTCAGTTAGAATCAGCTTTAAGACAAAACATCAATGTAGTGGTTGGTGAAGCTAGAAATAAGCAAATTATGATTCTTGGTTATGTAAATAACACTTACTTTAATCAAGCACCAAATTTTTCATCAAACTTTAATTTCCAATTTCAAAAACGATTAACTAAAGAAGATATATATTTTATTGTACCTGACTATTTAATACCTGATGATTGTCTACAAATTCATAAGCTATATGATAACTGTATGAGTGGTAACTTTGTTGTCATGCAAAATAAACCAATTCAATATAATAGTGATATAGAAATTATAGAACATTATACTGATGAATTAGCCGAAGTCGCTTTATCTCGCTTTTCTTTAATCATGCAAGCAAAATTTAGCAAGATATTTAAATCAGAAATTAATGACGAGTCAATCAATCAACTTGTGTCCGAAATATATAACGGTGCACCATTTGTTAAAATGTCACCTATGTTTAATGCAGATGACGATATCATTGATTTAACAAGTAATAGCGTAATCCCAGCATTAACTGAAATGAAACGGGAATATCAAAACAAAATTAGTGAATTAAGTAACTATTTAGGCATTAATTCATTAGCCGTTGATAAAGAAAGCGGTGTTTCAGACGAAGAGGCAAAAAGTAATCGTGGATTTACCACATCAAACAGTAATATCTATTTAAAAGGTCGTGAACCAATTACGTTTTTATCAAAGCGTTATGGTTTAGATATTAAACCGTATTACGATGATGAAACAACGTCTAAAATATCAATGGTAGACACACTTTTTAAAGATGAAAGCAGTGATATAAATGGCTAGATACACAATGACTTTATACGATTTCATTAAATCAGAATTGATTAAAAAAGGTTTCAATGAATTTGTAAATGATAATAAATTAACGTTTTATGATGATGAATTTCAATTCATGCAAAAAATGCTGAAGTTCGACAAAGACGTTTTAGCTATCGTTAATGAAAAAGTATTTAAAGGTTTTTCATTGAAAGATGAATTATCAGATTTACTTTTTAAAAAATCATTTACGATTCATTTTTTAGATAGAGAAATCAACAGACAAACAGTTGAAGCATTTGGCATGCAAGTGATTACTGTATGTATTACACATGAGGATTATTTAAATGTGGTTTATTCATCAAGTGAAGTTGAAAAATACTTACAATCACAAGGCTTCACAGAACACAATGAAGATACAACAAGTAACACTGATGAAACATCGAATCAAAATGCTACATCTTTAGACAATTCAACTGGCATGACTGCAAACAGAAACGCTTATGTGTCATTACCACAAAGTGAGGTTAACATTGATGTTGATAATACAACGTTACGATTCGCTGATAATAATACGATTGATAACGGTAAAACTGTGAATAAATCTAGTAACGAAAGTAATCAAAACGCAAAACGTAATCAAAATCAAAAAGGTAATGCAAAAGGTACACAATTCACTAAGCAGTATTTAATTGATAATATTGATAAAGCGTACGATTTAAGAAAGAAAATTTTAAATGAATTTGATAAAAAATGTTTTTTACAAATTTGGTAGAGGTGGTTAAATAATGGCATATAATGAAAACGATTTTAAATATTTTGATGACATTCGTCCATTTTTAGACGAAATTTATAAAACGAGAGAACGTTATACACCGTTTTACGATGATAGAGCAGATTATAATACTAATTCAAAATCATATTATGATTATATTTCAAGATTATCAAAACTAATTGAAGTATTAGCACGTCGTATTTGGGAATATGATGGGGAATTAAAAAAACGATTCAAAAATTGGGACGACTTAATGAAAGCATTCCCAGACCAAGCAAAAGATTTATTTAGAGGTTGGTTAAACGACGGCACGATTGATAGCATTATTCATGATGAGTTTAAAAAATATAGTGCAGGATTAACATCAGCATTTGCTTTATTTAAAGTTACTGAAATGAAACAAATGAATGACTTTAAAGCAGAAGTTAAAGACTTAATTAAAGACATTGACCGTTTTGTTAATGGGTTTGAATTAAATGAGCTTGAACCAAAGTTTGTGATGGGCTTCGGCGGTATTCGTAACGCAGTTAACCAATCTATTAATATCGATAAAGAAACAAATCACATGTACTCTACACAATCCGATTCTCAAAAACCTGAAGGTTTTTGGATAAACAAATTAACACCTAGTGGTGAGTTAATTTCAAGCATGCGTATTGTACAGGGTGGTCATGGTACAACAATCGGATTAGAACGTCAATCCAATGGTGAAATGAAAATATGGTTACATCATGACGGTGTTGCAAAACTGTTACAAGTCGCATATAAAGATAATTATGTATTAGATTTAGAAGAGGCTAAAGGTTTAACAGATTATACACCACAGTCACTTTTAAACAAACACACATTTACACCGTTAATTGATGAAGCAAATGACAAACTCGTTTTAAGATTCGGTGACGGAACAATACAGGTTCGTTCAAGAGCAGACGTAAAAAATCACATTGATAATGTAGAAAAAGAAATGACAATTGATAATTCAGAAAACAATGATAATCGTTGGATGCAAGGCATTGCTGTTGATGGTGATGATTTATACTGGTTAAGTGGTAACAGTTCAGTTAATTCACATGTTCAAATCGGTAAATATTCATTAACAACAGGTCAAAAGATTTATGATTATCCGTTTAAATTATCATATCAAGACGGTATTAATTTCCCACGTGATAACTTTAAGGAGCCTGAGGGTATTTGCATTTATACAAATCCAAAAACAAAACGTAAATCGTTATTACTTGCTATGACAAATGGCGGTGGTGGAAAACGTTTCCATAATTTATATGGTTTCTTCCAACTTGGTGAGTATGAACACTTTGAAGCATTACGCGCAAGAGGTTCACAAAACTATAAATTAACAAAAGACGACGGTCGTGCGTTATCTATTCCAGACCATATCGACGATTTAAACGATTTAACGCAAGCTGGTTTTTATTATATTGACGGTGGTACTGCAGAAAAACTTAAGAATATGCCAATGAATGGTAGTAAGCGTATAATTGACGCTGGTTGTTTCATTAATGTATACCCTACAACACAAACATTAGGTACTGTGCAAGAATTAACACGTTTCTCAACAGGTCGTAAAATGGTTAAAATGGTGCGTGGTATGACGTTAGACGTATTCACGTTAAAATGGGATTATGGATTATGGACAACAATCAAAACTGACGCACCATATCAAGAATATTTGGAAGCAAGTCAATACAATAACTGGATTGCTTATGTAACAACAGCTGGTGAGTATTACATTACAGGTAACCAAATGGAATTATTTAGAGACGCGCCAGAAGAAATTAAAAAAGTGGGGGCGTGGTTACGTGTATCAAGTGGTAACGCAGTGGGAGAAGTAAGGCAAACCCTTGAGGCTAATGTGTCAGAACATAAAGAGTTTTTCAGTAACGTTAATGCAGAAACAAAACATCGTGAATATGATTGGGTAGCAAAACATCAAAAATAGGAGTGATATAAATGAAATCACAACAACAAGCAAAAGAATGGATATATAATCATGAGGGTGCAGGTGTTGATTTTGATGGTGCATATGGATTTCAATGTATGGACTTAGCTGTTGCTTATGTATATTACATTACAGACGGTAAAGTTCGTATGTGGGGCAACGCAAAAGACGCCATTAACAACGACTTTAAAGGTTTAGCAACGGTGTATAAAAATACACCGAGCTTTAAACCTCAATTAGGTGATGTTGCTGTTTATACTAATTCTCAATATGGTCATATTCAATGTGTGATAAGTGGAAATTTAGATTATTATACATGTTTAGAGCAAAACTGGTTAAATGGTGGTTTTGACAAGTGGGAAAAAGCAACTATTAGAACACATTATTATGACGGTGTAACACACTTTATTCGTCCAAAATTTTCAGGAAGTAAAAGCCACGAATTAGAAACATCAAAAGTCAATACATTTGGAAATTGGAAACAAAATCAATATGGTACGTATTACAGAAATGAGAATGCAACATTTACATGTGGATTTTTACCAATATTTGCACGTGTCAGCAGTCCAAAATTATCAGAACCTAATGGCTATTGGTTCCAACCAAATGGCTATACACCATATGACGAAATTTGTTTATCAGATGGTTACGTATGGATTGGTTATAATTGGCAAGGCACACGTTATTATTTACCAGTACGTCAATGGAATGGTAAAACAGGTAATAGTTACAGTGTTGGAATTCCTTGGGGGGTGTTCTCATAATGGGTATTTTAGGTTTTTTCTTTGAGTTTAGTTGGAAAAGATATAAATAAGAGGTGTAAACAATGGCTGATAGAATCGTAAGAAGTTTAAGACGAGTTGAAACAATTGAACGTTTAGCAGATTTTTTAACAGAAGAAAATGACTTAATCAGTACATCAGACGGACATATTTATGTCCGTACTGATACTGGTTATTATAAGTTAACATTTTATAATGATTTAAAAACATTGATTGATAAATACAGTGGTCAAATAGAACATCATGATATTGCAATTAATGATAACAAAGAAAAAATATCAACATTTTTAGAGAAGATAAAAAAATTCCAACCAATGATTGATAGTAATAAAAAAGAGATTGATTCATTAAAAGAAAAAGATGTCATATTAAATGAAAGTTTAGAACAACATCAAACACAATTAAATGAATTTGAAAAATCAATATTAAAATATGATGATAAATATGCAACACTTACACAATCATTAAACGCTACTAAAGATAGTGTAGGACGTAACACAAATGAAATTAATCTAATTAAAGCGAATACTGGTGCTGAAAACATTGAAGCTTTAAAAAGAGAATTAGCTGAAGTTAAAAAAAGTGTCAATCTTGATAAAATAAAAGAGATTGAACAAAATATTGAATCATTAAAAACGAATCCAACAAATGATAAAACCATACAAGAAATGCAACAGGATATCAATCAATTAAAACAGAATACAAGTGCTGGTAAACTTTAAGCGTTAGAACAATCGATTAATGATATCAAAACAAATGCTAATCTTGATAAAATTAGAGAATTAGAATCAAAAATTAACAGTATAAATCCAAAAGATTATACACAGGATATTGACTCTATTAAATCTGACATCACTACTTTAAAATCAAATAATGATAAAATTACAAAAATTGAAAGTGATATTCAAGAATTGAAAAATAAACCCGTTGTTGACAGTAACGGTCATGTTGATTTATCTAAATATGATAATGATATTAGTGATTTAAAACAAAAAACATCAACAAATGAATCAAATATTAACAATTTATCAACAAAAGTGGATAACTTAAATATAGATACTAAAATTTCACAATCTAAATCAGAAATCGAACAAAATTTTGATCAAAAAATTAACAGTGCAAAATTACAATTTAATGATACAGGTTGGCAAGATATTACATTAGAAAGTGGTATTATTGCAAGTGATAGCAATGGTGGTTATCCAGCACCACAATATCGTATTGTTACAATTAATGGTGTTAAAACAATACAATTAAAAGGGGTATTAAAAGGTGTTAAGAAAAACGGAGATATTAAATTAGGTACGATTAATGCTAATTTAAAATCAACACATCATTACACACAATGTGCAATAGATAATAAAATGATTAATACAAGAATGTATTTAAACTTTAATAATGAATTACATTTTGTTACATCAGGTTACACTGATAATGATTTAACTAATGGTGATAAACGTTTTGTAATAGATACACAAATCATTGAATAAAAATGATATAATAGTCGTATAAATTATTTATACGACTATTTTTATTAGGAGGATAAAATGAGAAAATTAACGAATTTTAAGTTTTTCTATAATACACCGTTTACAGACTATCAAAACACGATTCATTTTAATAGTAATAAAGAACGTGATGATTATTTTTTAAATGGTCATCATTTTAAATCGTTAGACTATTCAAAACAACCGTATAATTTTATACGTGATAGAATGGAAATCAATGTTGATATGCAGTGGCATGACGCGCAAGGGATTAACTACATGACGTTTTTATCAGATTTTGAGAACAGACGCTATTACGCTTTTGTGAATCAAATCGAATACGTAAATGATGTTGTGATAAAAATATATTTTGTGATTGATACTATTATGACGTATACACAAGGTAATGTATTAGAGCAACTCTCAAACGTTAATATTGAACGTCAACACTTATCAAAACGCACGTATAACTATATGTTACCAATGTTACGTAACAATGATGATGTGTTAAAAGTATCAAATAAAAACTATGTGTATAACCAAATGCAACAGTATTTGGAAAATTTAGTATTATTCCAGTCAAGTGCTGATTTATCAAAGAAATTTGGCACGAAAAAAGAGCCAAACTTAGACACGTCTAAGGGTACGATATATGACAATATCACATCACCAGTCAACTTATACGTTATGGAATATGGTGACTTTATTAACTTTATGGATAAAATGAGTGCATATCCATGGATTACACAAAACTTTCAAAAGGTTCAAATGTTACCTAAAGACTTTATTAATACAAAAGATTTAGAGGACGTAAAAACCAGTGAAAAAATTACAGGATTAAAAACATTAAAACAGGGTGGTAAATCAAAAGAATGGAGTCTAAAAGATTTATCATTAAGTTTTACAAAACTACAAGAAATGATGTTATCTAAAAAAGATGAATTTAAACATATGATACGTAATGAGTATATGACAATTGAATTTTATGATTGGAATGGAAATACGATGTTATTAGACGCTGGTAAGATTTCACAAAAAACAGGTGTTAAGTTACGTACAAAATCAATCATTGGATATCATAATGAAGTTCGAGTATATCCAGTAGATTATAACAGTGCTGAAAACGATAGACCCATACTAGCTAAAAATAAAGATATATTAATTGATACAGGTTCATTCTTAAATACAAATATAACATTTAATAGTTTTGCACAAGTACCAATATTAATCAATAATGGTATCTTAGGACAATCACAACAAGCGAATAGACAAAAAAATGCAGAAAGTCAATTAATCACAAGTCGTATAGATAATGTATTAAATGGTAGTGACCCAAAATCACGTTTTTATGACGCTGTAAGTGTGGCAAGTAATTTAAGTCCAACTGCTTTGTTTGGTAAGTTTAATGAAGAGTATAATTTCTACAAACAACAACAAGCAGAATATAAAGATTTAGCCTTACAACCACCCTCAGTAACAGAGTCAGAAATGGGCAACGCATTCCAAATTGCGAATAGCATTAACGGTTTAACGATGAAAATTAGTGTACCTTCACCTAAAGAAATTACATTTTTACAAAAATATTATATGTTGTTTGGTTTTGAAGTGAATGACTATAATTCATTTATTGAACCAATAAACAGTATGACTGTTTGCAATTATTTAAAATGTACAGGTACGTATACTATACGTGACATCGACCCCATGTTAATGGAACAATTAAAAGCAATTTTAGAATCTGGTGTAAGATTTTGGCATAATGACGGTTCAGGTAATCCAATGTTACAAAATCCATTAAATAACAAATTTAGAGAGGGGGTATAATATGAACGAAGTAAAATTCAGATTTACAGACTCAGAAGCGTTTCACATGTTTATATACGCTGGGGATTTAAAATTACTCTACTTTTTATTTGTATTAATGTTCGTTGATATTATTACAGGTATTTCAAAAGCAATTAAAAATAATAACTTATGGTCAAAAAAATCAATGAGAGGATTTTCTAAAAAATTATTGATATTCTGTATTATCATTTTAGCAAACATCATTGACCAGATTTTACAATTAAAAGGTGGTCTACTCATGATTACAATATTTTATTATATTGCAAATGAGGGACTTTCTATTGTAGAAAATTGTGCAGAAATGGACGTATTAGTACCAGAACAAATTAAAGATAAATTAAGAGTCATTAAAAATGATACTGAAAAGAGTGATAACAATGAACGATCAAGAGAAGATAGATAAATTTACGCATTCCTATATTAATGATGATTTTGGTTTAACGATAGACCAGTTAGTCCCTAAAGTAAAAGGATATGGGCGCTTTAATGTATGGCTTGGTGGTAATGAAAGTAAAATCAGACAAGTATTAAAAGCAGTAAAAGAGATAGGTGTTTCACCTACTCTTTTTGCCGTATATGAAAAAAATGAGGGTTTTAGTTCTGGACTTGGTTGGTTAAACCATACGTCTGCACGTGGTGATTATTTAACAGATGCTAAATTCATAGCAAGAAAGTTAGTATCACAATCAAAACAAGCTGGACAACCGTCTTGGTATGACGCAGGTAACATCGTCCACTTTGTACCTCAAGACGTACAAAGAAAAGGTAATGCAGATTTTGCAAAAAATATGAAAGCAGGTACAATTGGACGTGCATATATTCCATTAACAGCAGCTGCTACTTGGGCGGCATATTATCCTTTAGGTTTGAAAGCATCATATAACAAAGTACAAAACTATGGTAACCCATTTTTAGACGGTGCGAATACTATTCTAGCTTGGGGTGGTAAATTAGACGGTAAAGGTGGATCACCTAGTGATTCGTCTGACAGTGGTAGTAGTGGTGACAGTGGTAGTTCACTACTCGCTTTAGCAAAACAAGCCATGCAAGAATTATTAAAAAAAGTACAAGACGCATTACAATGGGATGTGCATAGTATTGGTAGTGATAAATTTTTTAGTAATGATTATTTTACATTACAAAAAACATTTAACAACACATATAATATTAAAATGACAATTGGTTTACTTGATTCATTAAAAAAACTGATTGATAGCGTGCAAGTGGATAGTGGGGGTAGTAGTTCTAATCCTACTGATGATGACGGTGACCATAAAGCAATTAGTGGTAAATCAGTTAAACCAAATGGAAAAAGTGGACGTGTGATTGGTGGTAACTGGACGTATGCACAGTTACCAGAAAAATATAAAAAAGCGATTGGTGTACCTTTATTCAAAAAAGAATATTTATACAAACAAGGTAACATATTTCCTCAAACGGGAAATGCAGGACAGTGTACAGAATTAACATGGGCGTATATGTCACAACTACATGGAAAAAGACAACCTACCGACGACGGTCAAATAACAAACGGTCAACGTGTATGGTACGTCTATAAAAAGTTAGGTGCAAAAACAACACATAATCCAACAGTTGGTTACGGTTTTTCTAGTAAACCACCATACTTACAAGCAACAGCATATGGTATTGGTCACACTGGTGTTGTTGTAGCAGTATTTGACGATGGTTCGTTTTTAGTCGCAAACTATAATGTACCACCATATGTTGCACCATCACGTGTGGTATTATATACACTCATTAATGGTGTACCACATAATGCAGGTGATAATATTGTATTCTTCAGTGGTATTGCATAAAGATGTATGCTATAATGAACACATGCTAGTAATGCTAGTAAATAAAATACAAAACATAATCAATTTTCGTACACATTTTTCATGTTATCTCAAAAGAAAAAGGCGACTGTTATTTTAACAGTTGCCTTTTTTTAATTCATCATGTTCACGTTTTAATATATGCAAATCAGATTTGTTATGTACTGAACGTTCAACTGGAAATAAGTCGTTAAGTGAAAATGAACCGATGTCACTTTCAATATAAAGAATATCATCAAATTGACTATGGTCAAAATTTTCTCTAGCGTCTTTTAATATAAATTCACGTTTCATATTAAGTTCATCAGAAAAATATTCATCGTATACATTACCGCATACAATTTCTGTTTTAGACGGATAAATCGATATTGTACCCTGTTCATTATAGATACTTTTATTGTTTTCTATAATGGCACCGTCAAAGAATTGATCACGTACAAAAGTTTCAAAATCGACGCTTGTATCAAATGCGTTTTTCGGTATACCAGCAGAGGCAATTTTTATTTTACCATTCGTTACATATGCATATTTCTTATGGTTGAGTACAAACATCTTATCTATCTGTTCGTTTTCAATATCCCATTTACCTAAGGCAATCGGGTCGAATAAATCGGGGTTTAACAAGGGTTTCACAACGGATTTCATATACAAACTATCAGTGTCACAATAAATAAAATTATCATCTATTTCACTTTCCGTTAAGTATTGGAAAGGAACCAATAAGTTATACAATGAACGCGATGTAACAAATGTGGAGAATAATATATTACGTTCAGTGTTTTTGTAACCGTTAATGATATTGTATAGTTCATTGTTATCATCTAAACGGAATAAGTTAAAATGTGAACGTAATGCAGGTATGCCATATAATCCATTTAAAACGACTTTAGATAACATGACCTCCTCATTTGAGTATGGGTGTTCATTGATGTCATCAGTAATATGATAGTCGTAAGGTGATGACATATTGATTTTGTTTTTTAACTTACCTTGTGTTTTAATAAAATAGTTTTGAAATATAATATCACGTGCATGAAAGTATTCACATTCATATATCACAAACGAATTAACACGTATATGAGTGCAATCAATACCAGTAATGTCTTGAATCATTCTTAATGTATTTGTATTGATATTAACGTAATCGTTATCGTTATTATAGTATTTTACAATCATTTGACGTAATACACGTGATTTGATTTTAATTAATATATCATTGTTAAAAACATCTTTATCAATCTTATACAAAGAAAAATAATTGTCATCATGTAAAAAAGTAGGGATTAATGTTGGTTCTGAATAGTGTTCGTAAAAATATAACCATGTCGGAATTTTCTCATGATACATCACATAAGGATAACTCGAATTGATGTCTATAGAAAAACAAGGCTCATCAATAAGTTTATTGATATATTTGGTGTTATACATATTCAAACCACCGCGGTAAAATGATTTAATGTAGTCATAAAAATTCATATCATGAAAATGATAATGCGTATAGGATATTTTAATATCCTGATATTGATTGAGTAACTGAAAACGTGTCATTTCATTATTTAAATAAGACTCCATAATATTCAATGAAAAGGTTAATTTATTATAATCAAAATTTGGAAATATATCACTATAATGAATATGGCACATACCTAATATAATCACGTCATTATGAATGTATGTAAGTTGTTCAGGTGTGAGTTTTGAAAAACACTTCACAGCATAGTCATAGGCTTCACTATCAGTCATATCTTTATCTTTATCAAAAATTGTATAATTAAAATCTGTTTTAAGTTGGTTTTCTGTTAAATAACCACCGTCAAGTAATTTCTTACCTAATGTAGCAATTGATGTATTGGTTTTCATAAAATTATCGATAATATTAAATTTAAATCCGTTTAAAAACATTGTTAAATCTAAATTGATTGAAGATTTAACACGTTTTTCTAAAATTACATTTTGATTTTTGGCTAAAATAGTAGCCTCTTTCATTTTTAATGTGTGTTCATTTTCTTCTGCAGATTTTAAATATATATTTTCACGTGTAATATTATCAAAATAACGCATGGTGTCTTTAAGTAAAAAATGATTATCGTATTTATTACAGTTATGTGCGATCATGATAATATCTGTTTTTGATTTTGTGATTGTATCACGTCGTTTCACATACGTATAAAATGCGTCATAAAAAGATTCGAAACTCGGAAATACTTCAACATCAATTTCATAACCATTAAACCAACCAATTGCTACAGAATAAGTAACGTTTTTATATTTGGTTGGTTTTTTTCGTCCGTTAACTTTATTGTACGCTAATGTTTCTATATCCCAGTATAAAATCATTCGACGTTCATGTTTATGATATTGCATGCATTCTAGTAATCCCATAATCTTACACACCTTTTATAAGCCATATTGTTTCATTAGATACTTTTTCGTATTCTCTATATAGTTATCTTCGTATATTTTTTCTTTTCTTTCAAATTCACTCATATTTTTCTTCATTTCATTTTTTATATGAAATTTTATAATTTTATTCATATCTAAATATAAATATCTATCATTATCAACCACGTAATTTTTAGAGTAAGCATTGTCAAAATGTAAATTGCTTGGATTGTAGTAATAACGTTCCATGTTTTCTTTATAAAACATATCATCACGTAAATAGGTAACATGATTGTCTATATCCCTAATTTTAGTACAAAATTCATATTGTTTTGTATATGGTACAACGATAATATTTGTCATAAAAGTAGTTACATTATACATGACTTTAATATATTTATCATCAGTTTTGATATAGAAGAAATCACCGTTTTGATTGATGTGATTTCTTAAATTATCATCCGCCAAATTATATTCGTTAAATTCAAATTCTCCAGTTGTCATAGCGTCGTCATTTGAATTAAACGCACGTGTGTTACGTTTTTCATTCACGTAATCGTTTCGTCGCATTTCTAAAAAAATGTTTTTGTAAAGTCTTGATGTATTCATTTTATGCTTTTGTAATAAATTGTATATATTTAAATTGGATAATATAGGACTTGAAAAATTGACTGCATTACCTAGTAAAAACATTTTAGGGAATCCAATATAATCAACGTTACCATGGTTACGGTCGATTGATTCATATATTGTTTTTAACTTATCCCACTCATCAATTAAATAATCATCTTCAAGTGCTAAAAACTCATCATATATAATAATAGGATAGTGTTTTAAAAAGTTAGAATGATATTTTAAATCAGTGGCGCTATTCAAATCTGTAATCACACCAATTTCTTTATCTTGATAGATAATAGCTAAATAGTCCCTAGCACTTCTGAACGTGACACGTTTTGATTTAAATAGTGGATTTTCATCTATGATTTCTTCAATAAAATCACGGTAAGCGTCACGTAATGTATAATGACGTGATAATAAAGTAAATTTTATATCAAGTTTAATAGCTAAATAAATAAAAAATGAAACATAGTTGAACGATTTTCCGTCAGAACGGTTTGAAATAGATATATAATAATCTATATCATCATTCATGAGTTCATCAACTAATTCTATTTGATTATACTTATCTGGGATTTTTTTTCTGACATGATTGACAGCATTTTGATAATCTCTTACCATGTCTAAACGATTTTGTTTTACCATGTTTTTGCTCCTTGTAATAGTTTATGATGTCGTTTACAGTGTTAAATTTATTCGTCAAATGTTGCATAATATAAAAAGTTATACCTCACATCTTCATCATCAATATTTGTCACTGGTCTGTCTGATTTACCAATTTCTTTATATAAAGTATCGATTTCTTTAATATATTTATACATTGAAGAATTATTATTTTTAGCTTGTAAATTATATAAAGCGTATTTATGCTTTTTAGCGTTTTTATTATTAGAATCATCATTACGGTTATATATTTCATGAATATAATTTAATTTTTTATGTCTTGAACCTCTTACCAATGATACAGCATTTACATATGATACGTTTCTTTCTTTAGGAAAATAGGGCAGATGTGCAAAATGTTTCCATGTGTCAATGTACGCCTCTTGTAAATCTTTATCATCAAATTTAAAATTAACATTACTAAAATCATTTAAAAATAAATCTTTTTCTTGCTCTTTTCTAGCTTCTCTTTCTTTTTTCCATCTATCCATTTCAGACGTATGTCTAACCAATGTTATCAACCTCCATATAAAGCGTAAATAACCATTAAAAAGATAATATAGAATATAATTAATGTAGTGAATAAAACACCAAATGACACGCGTATATGCAGTGTCATAAGTATGATCAGTGTAATTAAAAATGCTAAAAGGAAAACAATGGCTATGTTTAATAGGTTATTCATGGTCAATCACTTTCCCATTATAGTATATGACTTTGTTTTGGTATATAATAGTAATATCACTTTCTAATGGTTTTTCAAAATGTGATAATACATCATCAATAGTACATCCCATGTATACACCTTTTTTATATATTATGTTTATATCTTCTGTATGTTCTATATAATAAACTTTAAGACAATTAAAAACATGTTTATGAATATCAATGTCAATCTCTAAAGTGAATAAATCATTTTTGTTTTTTGTATCATTATCATAGTATTCAATAGAAATATCACCGTATATAACAAAAACAACACATTTTTCACTTAGTGATGTAAATTTTGTTATTTTATTCATAAAACACTCTCTATTATTTAAAATGTAATTAATTAATTTTTTTGTGTCTAATGTTGTTGTAATTTTCATATTTATATCTCCTTAATGTACTCTATAATATACGCATATTTTTTAGTGAACAGGTTGTATTCATAATATGAGTATACAACTTTAGCGTCATATAAATCTTCAAACATTGCAATTTGATGTGGTAAATGTCCTTTAATCTCATCACAATATAATAATACCGTTTTATATTTACGTTCCATTTAAGCACCTCATAAAAATAGGGGATAAGTATCCCCTATGAAATTGTATTAAAATGATACTTTACCAAAGTTGATTGAGTAACCTTTTTGACCTTTTTTGTTTTCATATTCATAAATTGTGAATTGAACTTCACCAGCGTTGATAATGTCAACAACGTCCTCGTCTGCTCTCATTTCTTTAATTAAATCTGTTAAGTGGTTCGGTAAGTTTACGTTATAGTCATCAGTGACGATAACACCTTGTTCACCGAATTTTGATTCTTTGTTTGTGAATAATGCTCTAACGATATACTCTTTTTTCATACCGTATTTTTCTACTAATTCTGATAGTTTGATAAATTCTCTTTCTTTTTCCTCAAATTCGAATCTCGCTAATGTGTTTTGGTGTCTTGATAAAATATCTTTTACGTTTGTCATTTTAATTTCTCCTCTTATTTAAATTATTTGCTTTCTGCAATTGAGATTTGTAGTAAATCATTGTAATAAACTTGCATAGTTTTTGTATGTCGTGTAGTAGATAAAAGTGTATATGATTGTGGTATTAAATCTTTTGCTTGTTGTTTTGATAAATGATAATCGTGATAAGGTATAAATTCTTCTATATATTCATTATTATCATCTAAATAATGAAGAATATAACCTTTAATTCGTAATGTAACAATATCATCAGGTTTCATTATATCATTCCTTTCTAAAATACGTAAACGTTATACGTTTCATAAAATCCTTTGTGCATATTCCATTGTTCTATAGGGTCATCACCAGCAATGTAAGATAATATTGATTCTGGTTTAGTTTCATTGTTTAGTTCATCTTTTAAGAATTGAACAACAGAACTGTTATAGTTTAATAATAGTTGTTGGCAAGCCGATACTAAGTTAATTGCATTGTCAAATGTATAAGCTGGATTCCATTGAATCAGTTTATTGAATAGTTGCAACATTTCAGTATATGATTGTCCTTTTTCTTCTGGTGCATTATCAACATTAACCATTATTATCACTTCCTAATAAAGTTGAAATTACACGTAAAACAGAATTATGATTTAAATCTTCAATTTCATCAATGTCAACATCATAAAATGAAATTTCGTTTTCTGTTGTATCAAATAACGCTATACATAAACTTCCATTCTTAAAACGAAAAACATGCTTCAACTCAATGTTTTTTGTTTCATTTTCCATTTTTGTTACCTCCTTGTTTTGATTACATACTTAGTATAGCAAACGTTTAAAAGTTTTGTCAATAGTTTTTCTTAAAAAGTTTAAATAATTTAAAAACTACTATTTAATAGAAGAAATTAGATTTATGTTCAAATCATAATTTTGAATAAAAGTCAATAGATACATAAATTTTGTATTTGATGAATATGTAATAGGTTATGTAAGTTGGTTAAGTTGACGAACAGTATTTATAAGTTTAGTAAAGAAATGATAAGTGAATTTATAAGTTTTGATTTGTATAATCGTTTATTTTAAACGGTGGGGAGGTGTAAATTTATACTAACTTTTTCAT